AGTAAATACGAAAACACTTTGATTATCGTTAATCAGCCTTGGGTCGAATTACCTGATAATCCATTCGGACAACCGAAGATTAAGGCTAAGGGTGGCGAGGCGATTTGGTTAAACTCATCTTTGGTATTCTTATTTGGTAATCAAAAAGGTGCTGGTACAACAAAGATTTCGGCTACCAAAGACAAGCGTTCAGTTAAGTTCGCAACAAGAAGTAAAATTTCCGTTATCAAAAACCACATTAACGGATTGGGTTATGAAGATGGTAAGATTATAGTTACACCACACGGATTTTTGGCAGCAAAAGAACCGGCAGAAGAAAAGGCATCGGTTGAAAAATACAAAAAGGAATACTCAGAATATTGGAAAGATATTTTGGGGACTGACTTTAACGATGTGAAGTTTACAGAAGAACAGGATGTTTAATTAAAAAAATAACAAAGTGACAAAAACACTTTTAGTTGATGGTAATAACCTTTTGAAAATTGGGTTTTACGGGGTAAAGGAGTATTACCATAAAGGTGAACATATCGGAGGTATTTATCATTTTTTAAATACCCTCCGAAGGTTCATAGAAGAACAAAACTTTGATAAGGTAGTTGTATTTTGGGACGGTGACTCAAACTCATCGGCACGGAAACTCATATATCCCAAGTATAAGGAAAACAGAACCTCAACCGAGACGGACCAAAAGAAGGAATCATTTTACAAACAAAAAGAACGAATAAAACAATATTTGGAGGAAATGTTTGTAAGACAGGTTGAAGTAAATAACAACGAGTCCGATGATTTGATTGCGTATTATTGTCATATATCTGACGATGAACAAAAAACAATATTTTCATCAGATAGAGATTTAACACAACTAATTTCTGAAAAGGTCTCCGTATATTCACCCCAACAAAAAAGAACGTATAAGATGGGTGATATGATTAAAAACAAGGACTTGGAGTTCCCCCATTATAATATTAAAACCACGAAAATTCTTTGTGGTGACACATCAGATAATATTGATGGTATTAGATATTTGGGAGAGAAAACTTTGGTTAAATTATTCCCTGAGATACTTGAAAATCCAATCACCTTTAGTGATATTTTGTCAAAAGCAGAACAACTCCTCAAAGAGGACAAAGAAAACACGGCACTTAAAAATCTACTCACAGGCAAAACAAAAGACGGAATTTATGGCGAAGAATTTTTTGTGATTAATCAAAAGATAATTGATTTGTCTGAACCACTTATCACAGACCAAGGTAAAACTATTGTAGAGGAATACTACAAAGAGACCTTGGACCCTGATGGTAGGGGATATAAGAACCTAATCAAAATGATGATGGATGACGGAATATTCAAGTTCCTACCTAAAACCGACGACGCATGGGTAGACTTTTTAAGACCAATAATGAAACTAACAAGAAAAGAAAAAAAGAAATTTAAAAATCAAAAAAACTAATTATGAAAGAACAAGATTCAACCAAGTTGGAGTTTTTACTCAAAGTTAATGGAAACATTATCGTACAACGATTTTTCAATGTGAGGGGTTATAACCACAAGGCTCGTAACTCTATGGAATTACACGATTATATTTCCGAATTTATCGATGAGTTTAGAAACGATTTGAGGGTGAGAACCGCCTCTTATATGATTGACAATATGTACGACATATATGAGAATCCACAGATTATGGAGACATCAATTACTGATGGTCCAGAGAGTTTCTCACTTATGATTAAAAACGGAGATAACGTGTTATACAATCGTTACCTCGACGCGAAGATTTACCCACCAAAAGTTAGATACACGGTAGACCTCCGCCCAAAATTAAAGTCGATTCTGAACACCCTGACAGAGATTTTTTCGACAAAAAAATTAACTTTGGAATATTCGGATTATAGTTTAGATGTGTAATATTTATCAATACATCAAGGAGATTTTATATGGCGACCGAGAAAAATTTTGAATATTTAGGACAATCATTTCAATTACAATTACTTAATCAGATTGTTGTAGATAAGGACTTCGCCCACTCTATTGTTGATGTTATTGAACCTAGTTATTTCGAGAACAAATACTTCAAAATCATTCTACAAATGGTTAAGGAGTATTACAAGAAATACGAAGTTACACCATCTTTTGAAACTCTAAATCAGATTACAAGGAGCGAACTTCCTCAAGAAATGGTGGCTAAAGTTGTATTGGACACTGTGAAAAAAATCAAGGATGTTAATATTGATGGTCCACAGTTCGTACAAGAAAAGGCTTTGAAATTCTGTAAACAACAAGAAGTTTCAAAGGCTATGACAAAGGCTCAAAAAATCATCGACGGAGGGGAGTTTGAAAGTTATGACACAATCGAAGAATTATTTAAATCCGCATTACAAGTGGGTGAAAGAGAGACATCCCTTATGGATGTGTTCTCAAACTTGGATGAGGTATTGAATGAGGATTACAGACATCCGATACCTATGGGTATTCCTGGTATTGACAGATTATTAAAAGGTGGTTTGGCAAAAGGAGAAATTGGTGTTATCTTAGCACCTACGGGTGTGGGTAAATCCACTTTACTAACTAAAATAGCAAACCATGCGTTTAATGTGGGATACAATGTGTTACAGATATTCTTTGAGGACAATCCAAAGATTATTCAAAGAAAACATATTGTTCTATGGACAGGAATACACCCCGACGATTTAACATTCAAAAAAGACGAAGTGTTGAAAAAAGTAAAAGAAGTTGAAGGAACTATGAAAAATAAGTTAATTTTGCAAAAATACGCTTCCGATACTTTGTCTATGAATCAAATCAAAAACTCAATCAGAAAGTTAATCGCTGACGGACAACAAATAGATATGATTTTATTAGATTATATTGATTGTGTTTTACCTGACAGACAACTCGAAGATGAGTGGAAAAGTGAGGGGTCAGTAATGAGAGGATTTGAGGCGATGTGTCACGAACTATCTTTGGTGGGTTGGACCGCAACACAAGGAAATAGGTCATCTATTTCATCAGAAGTCGTAACCACAGACCAAATGGGGGGTTCAATTAAGAAAGCACAAGTAGGTCACGTTATCATATCGGTAGCGAAAACCTTACAACAAAAAGAGATGAAATTGGCAACAATTGCAATTACAAAATCTCGTATCGGTGACGATGGTGTTATCTTTGAAAATTGTAAATTTGATAACGCAATGTTAGAGATTGATGTTGAATCATCCACAACATTCTTGGGTCACGAAGAAAACCAAGAAGAGAAACGTCGTCAGAGAATGAAAGAATTGATGGATAAAAGAAAAGAAAAACAACAAGTTAATTAATTATGGAACAAATATTAAAAGAGAACCCTAACAGGTTTGTCATATTCCCTATTGAGTATCACGACATATGGGATTATTATAAAAAACATCAGTCGGCGTTTTGGACCGCTGAGGAAGTTGATTTGAGTGGGGATATTAGAGATTGGGAAAAACTATCAGAAAATGAAAAATATTTTGTGAAAAATGTATTATCGTTTTTCGCCGCCTCTGATGGTATCGTTAACGAAAATCTTGCTGAAAATTTCTACAGAGAAGTTCAGTATCCCGAGGCTAAGTTCTTCTACGGATTCCAACTTGCGATGGAAAACATCCACTCACTGATGTACTCCCTATTAATTGACACATATATTAATGACCCCAAAGAAAAGTTGGAGTGTTTCAGAGCAATCGAACACCTCCCTGCGGTTCAAAAGAAGGCTAATTGGGCTCTTAATTGGATTAATAACGCATCTTTCCAAGAAAGGTTAGTAGCCTTCGCGGCAGTTGAGGGTATCTTCTTTTCAGGTTCATTCTGTTCAATCTTTTGGTTAAAATCAAGAGGTATCATGCAAGGATTGTGTAACGCAAATGCCTTGATTTTCAAGGACGAAAACCTACATTGTGATTTCGCAATTCATTTATTTAACAATCATATCGAAAACAAAATATCAGAAAAAAGAATTAAAGAGATATTGTTATCGGCACTTGAGATTGAGAAGGAATTTATCACAGAATCATTACCTGTTTCATTAATTGGTATGAACCAAAACCTAATGAAACAATACTTGGAGTTTGTTGTTGATGGACTTTTAGTTAAATTTGGATGTAAAAAAGAATTTAACGTAGAACAACCATTTAAATTTATGGAACAAATCGCAGTAGAAACAAAAGGTAATTTCTTTGAAAGTAGAACCATCGAGTATCAAAAAGCGAAACTTAACGAGGCAATCTCATTTGATGAAGATTTTTAAACTATAAACTATGTCATTAACAATTATAAAAAAAGGTGGGGAAGAGGTAGCCTTCAACCCCACCAAAATATACAACCGAATTAAAAAGGCGTCTAAGTCACTTAACGTTAATTCAGATGAAATATTCATCAAAGTAATCACTTCAGTTCCAACCGAAGGTAAAATCACCACGAAGGATTTGGATAAGTTGGTTTATGAGATTTCAGCGGCTTATACTGGTAGTCACTACGATTATAGTAGATTGGCGGCAACCGTAGCGATTTCATCATACCACAAAGAAACAAACCCAAGTTTTTCAGAGGTTATGGAAAGTTTAAATAAGGAGGGTATCATTAATGAAGACCTTATTTTGACTATGAAAATTTATGGTAGGGACAAAATTGATGAGGTAATCAACCACGAATTGGATTACAACTTCGATTACTTTGCTTGGCGTTCATTACAAGAGATGTATCTACTCAAAAACTCAAGTGGCGTATCAGTTGAGAGACCTCAACATATGTATATGAGAGTTGCTTTATGGGTTACTAAATCTTTTGAAGAGGCGGTCGAATACTACAATTCGTTGTCAAATCAACTTATCTCTCCTGCAACCCCTATTATGATTAATGCGGGAACTAAAGTACCTCAACTAGCATCTTGTGTATTACACTATAATAACGATGATTCAAGAAAGGGATTATTGGACACACTAAAAGATATCTCTACATACTCTTCTGACGCCGCTGGTATCGGACTTTGTATGAGTAATATCAGGTCAAAAGATACTCGTATTTCTTCATCAGGTGGTTTTGCCGGTGGATTATTGAAATATCTTAAAATCGTAAATGAGTCGTTGAGGTTCTTTAACCAACAAGGAAGAAGACCAGGAAGTGCGGCTATCTACATCGAACCTTGGCACAGAGATATTTTTGATTTATTAGACATCAAGAAAAACACAGGACCTGAGGAGTTAAGAGCAAGAGACCTTTTCACATCATTGTGGTTACCTGATAACTTTATGAGAGCGGTTCGTGAGTCATCAGATTGGTATTTATTCTGTCCTGATGATATTCTAAAGGCGGGATTAAAACCACTTCAAGAGTGTTACGGTGAGGAATATGAAGAGAA